TGAGCACTCTCTGCCTGGCCGCTGAATGTATCCCGCACTACCAATACCCCGAATGGGATGGTGGCCTCATTGAGCACAAGGTGAGTGACCGAACAGTTTGTAGTCCCGACAGCGGTAAACCCTGTGCCGTGGACATCTGCGCGGACGTAGAGTTTTGCGGTTGTAGATCCGACAACGGCGGTAACTCCAAGGTCGGCAGCGTTAACGGCGATAACCATAAGAGCTGAAATCTCGGCAGTAGTAAGAGTTGCTGCCGTAGCATTGACCGTAACCGCAGTCCCGTCAATCGTGAGAGTGGTAAGCAGGTTAGCAGCCGTTATAGTGATTTCGTCGAGCTGCATTGAACCATTGGTGAAGGTCTTGACCTGGCAATCATTGATATCTGCCAGTTGACCAGGAAGGCCAATCGCCATATTATCAAGTACAGAAGTTTGCATTATGCCGTCCCCCCTTTTCCGTAGGCTTGAGATTTTGCGATAAATTCAGCTCGTGGATCTTTTGGCCCGCTGTCGGTATGTGCGCCCCTGATGAATGTTCCTAGAGCGGAATTATTCGCGTTTGTTTCGGTCGCCTTGATTACGTCGAGAACGCTGTCATATCGAGCGTTGATATAATCATCAGATTTCCCGTCTTCCTTAAAGTCAGGAGAGATTGCTTTGATAATGGCAATCTTGATATCCTTCGGTGCCTTGTCCTTGCGATCAACCTTGAGTTTGTCGGCAGCAGATTCCATTGTGGTCTTTGCTGCAAGCATCCCCTGAACTCTCGGAGAATCCATGTTGCTCAACTCAGCCACTTCGGCAGTAGCCTTGGTAAGTTGCTCCGTGGTCTGATCGAGTTTAGCCTGAACAGCATCGAGTTTCTTTGTCGCGTCCTTCTGCTTCTCGACTTCGGCCTTCGCCTCGTCAAGTTTCTTCTGGGATTCTGCCAGCTTTGCGCTTTGCGCCTGAATTACTTCCGTGGCTTCATCAAGCTTGATTGAGAGTCGATCAACAATCCCTTCGGCCCCGTCCGGTATCTCGACATTGATTTCGTCCATACTGAACGAATCAAGCTTGATACCCTTCCTCTTGAATTTTGTAGGCAATTTATTGCCTCCTTTCTCTTTATTATCAAAAATCAAACGGGCACCCGAACCGGCCCGTCCCTGGTCCACGATACTTACGTGGTTGTATTTGATATTTTTCTGAACCGCATCATAATGGCCCTCCGTGGGATGATCCCCGGAAATAGGCTCCATATCGGCATCATATCCGCATGAAAGTTCAACAGGCATTCCTGCCCTGCGCCTGGATTGAACGTTATCGATTATAGTTTTGTCAGTCAGTTTGATAGTGCAGGCTACAAAGTCGCCATCCCTGCTAACCTTCTCTCCCGTCATACCAACCTGAAAATCTTTGATATTTTCCACGGTGATCATACGGCCCTGATGATCATGGGTGACGGGAAGGAGCCGAAGTGAGTCAAGCGACTCCTGCTTAAAAACCTCTTCCGGTGGCCTAAGTTCCCGAAAGAGCTTCCCATCCTTGTAGTAGTCAAAAATCCCCGCCCTGGTAGGCCGTGCAGGGCAAACAAGATAGCCTTCCGGCGTAGTCTGGAATTTATCGGCACGACTCTCATCAAGGTGGAAAGTTAGTGTGCGACCGGAAGAAATGGAATCGTGCTTTTTGTCTTTCTCTTTCCACGTTGAATAGGCGATAGCCGACCTTTGGCCCTGATCGGGATAATCTTTGACCATGATCGGATCGGCCATGAATCGACTGATAAATTCTTGCTCTTTTTCGTTTGTGTTTGGAATTGGAATTGGCATAGAACCCTCATGTTAATTTTCTAGCATGACTAATATCTTGATAGAAATAATTAAGGAGGGTAAATAATCATGACAAAAAAACAGAAAAAGCGGGAAGAAACCGCGAAAATGATAGAAAGTTGTGTTGGAAAAAATGATACTTCCGACAAATTAAGGAAGATTAACAGGAAAATAGAAATTAAAAAAGGTAGGGATATTAAAAAATCTATTTAATAATAGAATTATGCAGCATAGGATTATGGAGACGTTCCTCTACCCATGCATCGAGCAAGGAGGACGTAGTAATCACCGGAGCCGAAGGTGCATCAAAGAGCTTGCGTATAGGCAGGCCATACTCTTTGATGTACTTGCGCACCGTTACCTCCGATACTTGGAGATATTGAGCTATGTTTTGCATACCGTTGATGACTGACATTTAAGAAGGCACCCCGACAAATGTCCCGTCTGTTAATTTCCTGACAATCCATTGTCTAGACATCAATCTTTCCGGTTTTGTTTGTGAAAAATTATCTAAATGGCTAACCTTGATTGATGGTAAACGTTGGATCGTAAAATGAATTGTCCCTTCAGGAAAATCTATATCTTGACCTTTTGGTGTTCCATCTTGTATATGGACTTTCATTTTAATCTCCATCTCCATTTTATTCAAGTATGTCTTACTTCTTATCATACATATAACAACACATTACGTCATTATGGCATGGCAATATCCTGGTTGTATCATCCGAGGTCATCTCTTCCTTATGCTCATCGCATGAAAGTGTTGATGACTCACGCTCTAAAATTTCCCATGTTGCTTTATTGTGGCATGACCTGTCATCTTCCTTCGGCTTATTCAGACATTCCTTCAACATCCTCTCGAGATATTCCCGTAGATGCTTACCGGCGATACGGAGCTTGATTGCCTGCCAAAGGGTTATTTCGATGCCGACATGCATAGTAAGTGTTAATTTTTCAGGTTTCATTTATTCCTTTCAATCAAAATTATTATCCAAAAATAATTCCATTTTATGAAACTGTTCAGCATAGAATATGCCAGACTGCCTATCTTTTCCATGCCCTGTCTTATTTTGGCTCAAATAAATACGGGCAGCTTCGCAAATGTTACTAAAGGTATTTGCATCATCATCACTTATCGTTATTGTTATATTTTTTTCTATTTTAATCATACTTAAATCACTCCCTAATTCAAATTATAATTTTTCTATATAAACTCTTTTTCATATTCAAAAATACATTTTTTTTCTTTTTCTAGTTCTTGTATTTTTAATTTTAATTTTTCAGCATCAAAAGGAGTGCGCTGATTCATTGACATTTCATATTGTTCTATCAATTCTCTATCTTTTTCAATTTTAATTAAATCAAGGATATCATCCAATGGACTATTATTTGATTCTGACCAGTCAATATCATCCGACATTACAAAAATTCCTCCAGGATAGGTAAACTCACGCATCTACATTGATAATCCTGTCCGACATGCAATCTCTCCCCATTGTTCCCTACCGGCGGCGGGTCATCCCATGACACTATTTTCCCGTCCATAGCCGCATGTCTTGGCCTTACCCTCTCATCCTTACTCGTACTCCAGATATATTTCGTGACTCCAGCGCTCTTCTGCCTGACCTCATGTAAGCTTGAATTAAACTTACTCACCTGGTCTCGCGCTATCAGATGCGCCCTGGATTTCGTCACGTCAAACTCATCAAAAATCCGGCCCGTCAGGTTCTCCGTCGAAATTCCCTGCTCTACCGTAGCCCTTACCATCTGCTCAACTTTCCCTAGAAATTGCTCTGGAATACTCTTGATGAGAGCAACATTTTTTTCGGTGAAAGAGGAAACCAACGGTTCAAGCCATCGCTCGGACATAAGCGGGTTGATGCCGAGCACGGACTGAAATTGCCTATTAATCTGTGCCCGATTAAAGACCGATACTTTTCGCGCCATACTATCGGCTCTATCGCTGATAGTCTCCACCGTAATCTGTTTAGAAATCCCGATCCTGATATCGGAAATTGTGCGGGTAATAAGCTGGCTATAGCCGATAACCGCATCCAGCCGCGCACTATCAACCCTCATCTCCTCTGTGTGCATTCTAATAATAGCTGGGATTGTTGGAATCAGGATCTCCTCTATCTGTTTGCGCAATGGTGCAATCAATTTGATAATATCGCCATAGTATTCCCGTTCAAGTCCCGTAGGCTGGAGTGGACGTGGTACGCGCCGGTTACGCGGCAACTTATGGCCTGCTGCTTTCATAAAAAGTCTGCGACTGATGAGCATATTTACTGCGTTATTGGGTATATAACCGTTCATTTTGTGCTGCCATTGATGATCCGTTAAGATTTACAACCCTAATATCAGTTTCTCCGAACTTACAAAGCCATTCGGGAAAACTATTTTCGTTTTCTCCCATGCGGATAGCCGAAATCCTGACTCCTCTGGATTTTTGATCATCCGTCATCATATTCTTAGCTTTTTGAATTGCTTCGTCTTCTGTTTCGGCCACAATGCGACCACATGACTCTGGTTGCATATTATCTGCCTGAACATAAAATATAAGTATTGATATCATCAATTTATCCTTTCTCTTATTATTCAATGAAATCACCGTTAATTTTAAGTATAATCAAATTTGTTCGCTTTAATGTACATTTCGGAACATAAATCCTTTTTTGCAGGATCTCATTTGAATGAGCTGATAGTATGCTCATCACAGGTGATAGGTCCGACGCCCATAAAAACTCAGATTCTTTGTCGTTTGGATAGGAATCAACCCAAGGCCCATAACCAGAGACCATGACAGTGAAATGGCTGGTTTTGTTACCTTTATTTTTTGCGGCAAAGCTTATCCTGATGACTGACATTTCATCAGTCAGATATGCGTCCTCTTCCGAAATGATAAAATTGTTGATAACTAAATCCTGAGTGACAAACGAGTAGTCATCCACTTCACCAGGAGTCAATTTGACTCCTCTGGTTGCACATAGCCCCGATGAAATAGCCGTAAAAAAGATAATCAAAAATAGTACGATAATTTTTTTATTCATTTTTTGTAGTCTCCGTTTGTGCGGTTGTGGTTATCTGGGATTGCTGCCCTTGCTGCCCTGTTTGTTCTACCAAAAGCGCCGCCTGTTTCGCCTGCTCCTCAGCCACCATTTTTTCATATGCTGCCCGATCATCCCAATCAATCACGGTCTCCAGCGAATACCCCTCCTGTCCAAACCTATTTTTTGCGATCTCGTCAGGGATAAGAACTTGACTATCAATGTAAATCTTGTCGGTGTCGGCCATGATCTTTCGCACTTCAGCATTTTCTTTATCTGTCGGTTGCCAAAGTGATCTGAAATCGAACGACCATTGTTCAGGCTCCTTGCCTTTTGTGATGGAATTCTTCGCCTTAAACATGATCCTAATCAGCTTCTCAATCTGCCGTCTCATGTTCTTTTGCTGATATGCAGCAATCATATCGTAATATGTCCGCGTAGTCTCCGTGGCCCCTGCCAGCACTCCAAGAGACTGGCCGAACAGCCTGGCTCGCGGAATGTCGGAAGCCGCTGATATAAGTTCAATAAATAAATTCATCATGTCCGTCAGCCCGGCAATGGGTGTTTGAATCTTGGTAAACTCTTCATCCTCGCCAATCGGGGAAATACCGAGCGATGAGGAGTTTGAGATTGCATACTGAATGCGCGTCAGAAGGGCTTTTTCCCCCTCCGGCGTGCTCAACAATTCAGTGATATTTGGCAACTTCAAAACCTTGGTGACGAAATCCTGCATCAGGATAGCTCCGGACTGTACGGAGGTCCCAAACCGCTTAAGCTCCTCATTGATCGGCTGAATAATGGAATCGTGC